AATTCCGAATCCGGGATTTGCTTCTTCAACAGTTAGTGCACGTCTTTCTAAGTAAGTCATTGGTTTGACTGACATATCAAATACTCCGAACCTTGAAGAAGGTACGTATGCATTTGTATAGATGTTCAATCCGTACAATGAACCAACAAGTCCGTTTTTGGCTGTGTTTTCTAAAGGACCCAATTCACCACCAGAATCACGTGGAGTGCTTGCGACATATACCGAAGTAAAGTCTGCAATATCCAATAATGATTTGTAGTGCTTTGGTGAAATCACAACTGTGTCTGCGGTATAACCGTGTTGACCAATCATTTCGATTGCGTTGGTTAAATCAGACATATTCAACATACCTGCTGACGTAGATGCGGCTGCCACATAGTGACTTCTTTGTAAGTCAGATGCTGCAGTTAGACCATAATCGTATAAACGACCAGTTCCGACTGTACCACCGCTTCCGATGAATCCACCGTATATGTTTGCTGCAAAGTCGCTTACAGTTCCAGTACCAAATTCTTCTGTGTCTTTAGTAATGGCTGCTGCGCCACCGCTAATTCCAGTTCCGAGTGTAGTATCTGCAAGACCAAATAACGCATACACAACGTGTTTCGTCATATGTCTCTCGACTGCTCTACGTGCTTCGTTAAGGGCCAATTCAATTTCATTAAATCGGGAATCCTCAATCATCCTACGGGTTACACCGACTGCAATACCCCATTCCTTAACTGACACTCTCTCGGAGCGTAGTTTAGTATGTTGGTATTGAGGGGTGCTTCCCTCATCAATCTCTTCCATCGTCATTGACGGAAGGTTGAAGGAAATATCTACGTTACCACCTGTATCGGTAGTCATTTGTTCAGTGAACAATGATAGTGCTGGAAGGTCAGTTACTTTATAATCGACCAAAGAATCTTTGTAATCGATAAGTACTCTCTCTCCTGTACCACCAGTTGCTGCATATGAACCCTCATTGTTGGATGTTAATAATCCAGTTTGTGCTGTTACCATATTTATTCACCTCTTTAAAAGAACAGTACCTTAATAGTACTTGCTCCACTACCCGCTTCTAGGGCTATAGCGACGGTTTGGTCTCCTGCTGCTCCGGCATCTGCCTTCAGCTTACCTGCTCCATCACACATCAAATCTCCACCGAGAGCAATAGTCCCAGTGCAGTTAGCTTTCAGTTGTACTCCACGTCCCGTTACAACATTACACAAATTTCCAGAGGTTGTTGCGGTTAAAGCTACTCCTAAAGCAGCTGAGCCGCTGACACCGTTAGCGATAACGCCGTATGCTGTCTGTTGAAGACAGTCTCCGGCTGCTACAGTACCACCTGCTGAAAAAGGCATAATGCGGGCTGGTGCACCACCATCATTTATAATTATTTCTGTTGCCATATTTAATCACCTTTTTTTTATCCAGTGTATACGACTTTGCCATCTTTCATAGCAAAAAGTCTATTTACCTCTGGTTCGGCCTCTACGGCCTTTTCTTCTGAATCTTTTGCAATTCCCTTACCAAATGTCTTTTCAGACTCGGCAGGTTCCGGCATTGATTCTAATGCTTCAAAGAAACCAGTTAGTTTATTATCTTCCCATCCAAATAGTTCTTCAGTACGGGCGTCCTTTGATTCATCGTTGAGTTTTCCGAATAAGACTTCCTTATTAACGACATTCTTGACTAAAGCTGTTTTTAGCTTTTTAGTCTCCTCTGCCTTGCGGGTGTCTTCTGCGGTCTTAAACTCTTCGATAGAATTCAAAGCATCGCTATACTTCTGCTCCAATTCGGAGTGGTTAGATGTAAGTTCTTCTAGTTGCTTTTTTACTGAAGCAAACTCTCTCTCTGTTATCCTTTCGGATTCTGTTTTTACAACTTTCTCACTCATAGTATCGACCTCTTTGTCTTCACCGTCGTGGGTGCATTGGCACTCCTCTTCTGAATGTCCTCCACAACCGCAGTCACCTTTGGTTGCAAATTCTTTCTCAGATGTATGTGTGCCACATTCCGTGTCAATCGTACATTCCCCACAGACGGCTGTTGCTATCTCATTGTCTATAAACGAGACCTCAACTGGTCGGATATTTGTAGCGTACGAATCGCCCATAACATTAACGTCTTTTGAAAACCAATCAACACTAACATTAGTAATATCCCCGTCTTCCACTTTCTGTATCACTTCTTTCATTCTCGCAGTAGGCTCAAAAATTTGGGCCAACATAGAGATTGCAATCTTTCCATCTTCCATCTCTTCAATCTCGGGATTGATAGCTTTCCCGAGTAAATCCTCGGGAGTCCTTTGATGAGTGTAATATATCGGTAATTCGTTAAATAGCTCTAAACTCTGTTTTAGTATATTAGGTTCTATAAAGACAGTCTCGTCATCGCCTTCAACTTCGTAATCGTGACGACCTGAAGTTAAGGCACGGATTGGAAACTCCCACATATCCTCTTTCTCCTTTTTGGATACGGTTAAAGCTTCTTTATTGAACTCGAAATTCATAGCAAATGTTTTTTGGGTTTCTTCCGCAACGGAATTACCGAATTCTTTTTCCTGACCATTCTCTGATGCCCACATTGAGCACATATTCTGAGCCATAGACTCAGCATCTCCTACCCCTTTTTTCTTAAGTCGGGGACCTAACTCTAATATACATTTTTCTAAAGCACTCACGATTTTACCTCCACAGTCTTTTCAGTGCGTTTACCTTTCTGGTTACCGGATAGTCTTTGTTCTGTTCTACTAGACTCTTCCATTTTGTCTTGGTCTTTTCCACCAGATATGTTTACTTCACCTTCTGTAGACTGTAATTCTACTATTCCATCAGCGTCTAAACCTCTTTCAGCTCTTACTTCACCGGGTGCCAAGACACCCTCAGACATATAAATCATATCTGTTTTCGCCTTTGTGAATGCATCGTTAACATTCATATGACGGAAAGCAAATTTGACATCATCGCCAAACTGAGGCATTAACTGTGAATTAATAGCAGATTCAACTGCTCTTTGTAAATATTTAACATAAGGTTCAAAAATTGGGCGGGCTTGCTCTGGAGCAGTCCACATTGTTCTTGGTACCTTTAAAGCTATATGTATCTTATCAAGTATATCATCAGTATACTTACCATATTCAAATGCTCTATCTGCACCTTCTATTTCTTTTATTTCTATATCATTACCGTGAATTATATCTTCACCGGGTTCTAAGGCATTAAAAGCATCAACAATTTCGTTAATCTTATCAGGGCCATAGGGCATATCAGGGAGCCCACAGGAAATGTCGAAACGAGAGACCGCATATTTATTTAGAGCGGCACCAATGTCACGCTCTGCATAATCCTTTAGGTCTACTAAGTATAAAATAGTATGTATATCTGAAAGTCCATACGCATAATCATCAAATGGATTGTTTTGTAATTCTATAATTTCTTCAGGGTCAAAACGAATATCTTCTTTATCATCACCAACACTCTGGTAATAATACATTAATTGTCCGTGTTCGTTTCTTTTAACGAACATATTTTGAGAAGAACGAAGTACTAGGTTGTCTCCAGTCCATTCTAAATAACCTGAACCGAAGATTCGAGCATTACGTAGCCAACCATAGATAGTAGTATCAATATTAATATCAATAAACATCTTAGATATTTCTTCTCTCAAATCTGTGTCATCTGTAACAATGTCAAAACCATCCTTGACTGCATATAAACAAGGAAGGTCAATTAAAGAACGTACAATAGGGTCCGAAAGATACACATTCATATAAGTTCTGTTATCACCTATATGTTGTTCATAGTTTCTACTACCATAATTATTGGTAAGTTTTAATCTTCTAATTACACCAGCGCCGTAACTACGCGGTTCATCCACAGGAGTATTAGGATTCGAACCAGTCGTAGCAAAAACGCGACGTATTCTGTCGGCTAAACCCATTGCTATCACTTTATATATCTATTTGGCTGATATAAATAGTTTTGCTTATAAATTGCGTATAAACCGTTTATTTACACCCATTCTACGCCTTCCGGTGGTTGTTAAACTACTCTGTCCGTATCTTGATGCACTGTTTCTATTCCCTCGTTTTTTAACAGATACAGTTGATAATGCTGAACTAGCTGGAAGCATAGAAAGTGATGCGTGAATGCCCAAAACACTACTATCACAATAATCATCGTGTTTGTTAGATGGGGCGGATATCTTTTCAGTTTTTTGTGATATATCCATTACGTATTCTAAGTCAATATGTTCTCTATACCATTTCCACATTAACTTTTTAGCTATTCCTTCTTGTCTTTCCACATCCGGTACTTTGACAAAGCCTTGCTGCATAAACGATACAAAATCACGATAAGCATAAGTTTTACTTCCTTTACTGCCTCCAGTAAATATGAAAGGAATGAAGTGCATACTTAATGGAATACACGCCATTCTTATTTCTTGTTCGAAAGCACCCCCAATACCTGTAGCGTCGATAATAACGCGAGCCGCATTAAAAGTATTAGCGACAGCCATAATACGCTCTCGCTGATAAGGGATATCGTGTCCGCCTGACTTAGGGCCGATTTCTTCCAAATATAATAATCGTGAAATATTGTTATCAGGTCCTTTTTCAGTCCGCCATACACTAATAACAGTAGAATTAACAGATTTCCCAATGTCAACAGCCACAGTATTGTTATTACCTGTTTCTCCACCTTCGTCAATTCTTTCAGGGGTAAGTAGTTCGTAGTCATCAAAGCACGCTCGTATAGTTTTAGGTATAAATACATTTGATATACTTTCCACAAATTCGCACTCGTATTCTGTTTTCCAATGTAGGGAGTCTTCTCCCCATTCTAACATTTTATTCAACATCTCTTGTTCGTCATAGGGAGGGCTATACGCTTCTCCTTTGACTATCGCGTCTTTCCAAGTGAAATGCAAACGTGTAAATGTATCTTCGTAACTTTCATCATATAGATATCTATGCATATGGTTCTCCTTACTTTTAGGAGTCCCAAGATTGACAAAAGGTGCTTTGTTTGCGACTATCGCTGGCTCTACATTGTCGATGAACAACTCATCTGATATTAAAGGTGACTCGTCAACTATTAAAAATGTTGGGTGCTGTCCGCGAATAGATTGACCCTGATTGGAGGGCGCTACCGGCGCCCGACGCAAAATCGTACCGCCCTTCATTTTGATATGAGGTTTATTGTGTAATTTATAATTTTCTACTAATGAATCTAAAAATGTATTATCTTTAAAATGGCGATATACGTAATTGAAAATCAAGGCAGCTTGGTCTTCTGTAGGTGCTAAAACAAACACAAGGTCTCTAAATCTCTTAAAGAACATATAAATTATTACAGATACAGACAAAGCCCAAGATTTACCACTACCTCTAGGTGCAAGAATAGCGAGTTTTCGTTGATTCTTATCGTCACCCTTAGGATAAGTTAAAGAAGTAACAATGATTTTCATTTGTAGAGGTCTAACTCGTAAAGGCCTCTGTTTACCATCTAAAAGGTAAGTTTCACAGAAAGCACGAACAAGTTTCTCCATTTTCTTTTCATCTTTACGCATTTCCTCGAAAAAACGTTCTAGATTTAAAGAGTCAAACTTATTCTGACCCATCAGGGCTGCTTTCATTTCCTTCTGGTTTTTCACTTGTGTCATCTTTTAAATCTCCTAAAAAGTTCATAAAGTTTTCAGTCTTTTGTTCTACCAGAGTAGGTATTTCAATATTAAGAGCACGGAACTCAGTGTGAATATCCCTAATAATAGAGTTCCTTTGTCGCAATAACTCTGTTCTAATGTTAATATCCCGAATAGATACAAGAATTTCTTCCCAAAGCAC